TTAAAGTAATTTAGCTTGAGCTTTGTGTTCCTTTATTCTTTTTTTAGCCATATCATAATAATCTGGGGAAATATCAATGCCGATATAGCTTCTATTATTATTTATCGCCGCAATGGCGGTTGTGCCGGAGCCCATAAATGGATCTAAAACAATTTTAGCATTAGTTGCAGTGATAATTCTATCAATAAGCTTAACGGGGAATGGCGCAGGATGTCCGTTTTTCATTTCTTGCGGTATTTCCCAAATATCACCAACAGCGTTGGCTTTTTCTAAAAGTTTAAATTTTGGTTTGGCTATCAAGTAAATAACTTCATAAGTAGGCAAAAAGTAGCCGGGGTTAAAATTTAATCCACCAGCACGCTTCCAAATGATAATTTGTCTAACAGGGAAACCGCTAACAATGTCTTGTCTATCTTGAAGCAGACCAGCTTGAACGCGCCACTTATGATTATAAAAAATCGCACCGTCCTCTGGTATAATTCTTAGCATTTCAATCAAACAATCTCTTTGCCATTTTACATAATCTTTATGGGGCATGTTATCGTTATAATGAGAATAACCCTTTTGTAAAGCGGCGTTGGCCCACTTTCCGCCACGCCCGTCTTTCATTCCATTGCCAGTTGAATTTTTTAAATTATATGGCGGTGAAGTTATTATTAAGTCAACGGAACTATCAGGAATTTTTTTCATCACATCAACACAATCACCAATTATAATTTTATTTAATATTTTTTCTATATTGAGCATAAAAATGATTTCTGATATTTTTTATCTACATAGCCATAAACGACTGGCAAATAAAATATTATTACATTTTAGCTTTTTATTATTGATTTGTCCACAAAATATTGTGTTTGCGCTTCGGGGACAATTCGGCTATAATGTATCATAGCATATGAATACATTAACGAAAAGGCAGAAAGAAATTTTAGACTTCGTTTCCGAATATATCCAAGAACACGGCTACGCTCCATATTACGAGGAAATCGGTCAAAAATTCGGACTATCCGCCCTTTCAACCATTCATGAGCATATAACCGAGCTTGTGGATAAAGGATTTTTGGAAAGGGACGAGCAAAAAAAACGAGGTTTATTTTTGCCAAAAAAGAGAAACCAATACTTGGAAATACCGCTGGTCGGCGTGATTGCCTGTGGACAACCACTTGAAGCCATAGAAAATTTAGGTGAAACGGTCAAGGTCGCCAGAGAGCCAATATTAAAGGGCGGGCTTTACGCTTTGAGGGCCAAGGGCGATTCCATGATCAACGACGGCATATTTGACGGCGATATCATAATCGCTCAAAAGCGGGAAACGGCCGAGAACGGCGAAACGGTTGTCGCCGTCATAGACGACAACGAAGCTACCTTGAAAAAGTTTTATAGAGAGAACGGCAGAATAAAATTACAGCCGGCCAATCCCCAGTTTGAGTCAATATTTAGAAAAGAAGTTGATATAAGAGGCGTGGTTGTTAAAATAATCAGGGACTTAAAAATAGCCTGATTATTTAACGAGATAACTTTATATTTATATATAGAGAGCAAACACCCGCCTCATGCGACTTACCGTTAGAAAAATCAAGCAAAAAATGCTGGAACTGACCCGGCTTTTTTGTATTGAGCGCAATATTTTTCAGCGGTTCGTGATTGTTCATAAGTATATTTGGTTTTTAAACAAAGACCCTTTGACTAAGGAAATTTTGCAAAAGATGTTTGACGACACCGCCAAGGTAATCGGCAAACTAAACCAAGAGTCAATGGACGAGGAAGAATTTTTGGATGTCAAAGGCGAAGCTATCTATACCAATGACTTTTGGATTTATTACTCCAATTTGGAAGTGATATACGGCAGAATGAAAAAAATCAAAGAGTGCAAGATTTGCGACAAGGTTAAATTTGATAACCTGTGTCGGCTGTTTTCCAAGCCGTATTCATACGAAATGTTGGAATTATCTTTTAAGATTATCAACAGCAATGTTTTTGACCAGTTAGACCAAAAGACTTTTTTGTCCGGCGACAAAGACGAGGGCAAAACTTGGTTTGACGAGAAAAAGAGCGTTTTATACATCAAAGGGCAAAAAATTTACATCAACAAGCAAGACCGAATGACTAACGCCCACAAAGTGCTAAAATACATTTTTATCACCAATAAAAGCAATCTGACTGATGATTTTTTCTTTTCGGAAATAGCCGAAGACGAATTCGGCGAGCTGGAATATAAAGCGAGGAAAAATAACTGGAAAAAATATAATCGCGCTTGCGAGTATATCAACAATAAAGTTATGGAACAGACCAACAACGAAATCAGTAATTTTTTAACATACAGCACCGGCAGTAAAGGCAAGGTCAAAATCAATAAAAAATACCTCTAAATTCCCAAAAGTTTTTTAAAAAAGCCCTTTAAAAGAGGGCTTTTTTGCTGTTCCCAAGAATATTACCCGTAATTTTTGGGAACTCTGTTTGTGTATGCTTCGGACATAATCGCAAACTAAAGGTCGATTGCGACGATTAACAAAAATTATTAGGACAAAATCTATGTTTAAACTCACAGGAGTCTTAAAAAAAGATGAGATTAAAGACTACACCCGCAAAGACGGGACAGCCGGCCAGATTCGCAATTTGTATATTGAGCCGGAGGGTAGCATTTATCCCATTAAAGTTAATATGTCCGATTTGGAAGCAAAAATCGGCAAGATTGGCGAAACAATCACGCTTAGCGTGGAAGTTTATGCCTATCAATTCGTTGACAAGCAACGAAAGCGCGCGTTTTTGGATGTTTATATTCCAAATAAAAAATAACTATGGATTTTTTAATCGCCAATTCTTACGCCACCTCCACCGTTTATGTCTTGACCGATCAGGCCTTGGATTTAATTAATTTTTTCAGCCAATTGCTGACGGTCGGCTTCGGTGTGGTGCTGGGATTTATGGCGGTTATGATTCTATTGATTATTTTTAAACCATAATTATGACCGGACTGATTAACAATTTATTCTTTGGCTTCGGCTTGAGCCTCGTTCTGCCTGTGGCTCTGTGCGTTGTTTCTTATATTTTTTTATCAATAACTTTGGACAAATAGTATGTGTTCCGCATATATCCTGCTAAACAATTCGTGCTACTTGGACAACTTCGATTTAATCGTGGCTGTCTTCGCTAAAGCGATTACGCTCGGCGGGATAATTGGGACAGTGGTCGGCTTACTATTGTTAGTGATTAAAAAAATAAATTAAAGCAAAACTATGTTCAGCAAAATTGCGAGCTTTTTAGGTAAAGCTCAAGTCAAAATGGTCGCTCTTTTCGTGGCGATTGGCGCCGGTTTGGTTTCCGGCCTTAACGCTTTCGCCGCCGTTGACACCGATGTCGCTTCAACAACCGCCAGCGTGGTTTCCACCATGAAAGAAAATCTGACGGGCGTCATCACCGCCAACATCGCCAATATCGTCATTGTGGCGGTCTTGGTTCTCTCAATCACCTTCGTTTGGCGCTTGGCTAAACGATTTATCGGTGGTCGGTAGGTTCTCGGGGGCGTGGCCTAAAAACCACGCCCCCGCCTGCTTGGATAACCGACATAATTTTATGAAATTAAAACTTTTCATTGTCGCTTTGTCGGTTTTGGCTGTCGGTTTCTTGTCGGCTTCTTCGGCTTATGCTTTCACGACTTGGAATTTTGACAGCTACGCCAACGGCTCTTACATAGAAAACGATTCAACCGACTGGACTTACAATTACGGCGACCATTTGAAAGTCAGCACTTCCCAATACAGTTCGTCGCCGAATTCTTTGACTCACTCGGACGGCGACGGGTCGCTTAATTACACTTACACCCACGGCACGACTTTTCAGAAATTTCAACTTGACTACAAACAGCTGTCAACCAATATTCGCTCGTGGACAATAACATTCAGGGACACCACGCCGAACAATTTGTTTCAATTATTTTTCGCTTACAGCTCTAACACCATTAGCATCTGTAATTACGGCAACTCTAATTGCACCGCTTGCGGAAATTATGGCTATGGGGCTTGGACAACGGTTTATGTCGAGACCACAGCCACTCAATCCCGTTGCAAATTGGATTTGGGGGCTTGGTCGACTTGGCGCAATAATCAAAACAGCGGTTTGCCAAAATCGTTTATCATTGACCATAACAGCGGTGTTTCAAGTTCATATTTCGACAATATGATTTTCGGCGAGCTGTTGAATCCTTTCGCCATTACTTCGCCGACCGACAGCGAGGGCGTAGCTGACGACACTTGGATGACGATTTCCGGCACTTGTCCGACAAACGGCGCGGACAGAATCGGTTTTACCGATGACTGTTTGGGCTTTGACTCAATCGTCTATAATGTGGATTGTGTCAATAATACTTTTTCCGGTTCTTTCTATCATCGGCACGACCGCGACCAGATTATCGCCCGCGACATATCCAGCCAATCCGGCGACTGCGTCGATTACGACGCTTTCATGGATCAGGTTGAAGTTTATGGCGTGGAAATAATCGAGGGCTACCCCGACGACTGGTATTTTGATTTTGATTATTACAACGATTACGACATTAAAATAAATTACCCGAGTTTTGATATGCCGTCTTTGCTGTTGCCCGCCGGTTCAACTGAGGCTTTGTTTTCTTTCGCTTTCACTTATCCGACCAGCTCTTTGGCCAATATGAATTTCAACATCAAAGAGTATAAGTCGGACGGCACGCTGATTAACGGCGCTTACGACAACAAAAATCTGTCGGCCATGGCCAACACTCAAGATTATCAGGTTAGTTTGACGGCTTCGTCCACCGAGGATTTGCATTATGTCGTCCAGCTGACCGAATCGGGCGAAATGAAACGCCAATATCCGTTTATGGTGTCGGTGTCCGATTTGGACTTCGGAACGAACGCCACTTCAACGGATTATTTTTTTCCGAGGCTGGTGGCGGAATTGAAAAAGAAAGCGATATTCAATTATTACTTCACTTTTCATGACGGCTTCTACAATATGTTTAATTCCGCCTCGACTGTGGCCGGGGCGACGGCTTTGGATTTAACCTTTAATTCAATGTCGGGCAATCTGCAATACGATTTGCCCATTAAAATATTGTCTTTCAGCGACAGTCGGGTCGTTAATTTCGCCAACGCCATTAGACCGTATATCACGGCCGTGCTGTGGATTCTGTTCGCTCTTTATGTTTTCTTTAGATTTTCCCGCTTATTCAACGGCGGTGATGAATAATAATTTTATGGAAATGCTTAAAAATTTTCTGTGTCGGCTTCATATCCATTTTTGGATGTTTAAGTCGTCAACCATTGACCGCGGAGCGTTTTTTATCTGCGCCAACTGCGGAGAGATAAAATATAAATAAAATTTTATGTTGGATTTCGTTGAAACAATTTTGGTTAAGGTTTTTTCTTTGTTGCCTAATTCTTCGCCCAACAGCGCGGTGCTTAATTCGGTCAATTCCGCTTTTTCCCTGTTGACTCCGGCCGTGGCCAAGATAGATTTGATTTTTCCGATATTCGTTTTGTTCAAAATAATGCTTTTGGTCTTGTTCATTGAGCTGTCTTTATTTTTATTGTCGTTGGTTTTTAAGGTGGTCGCTTTTTTTAAATTTTAATCAAAATTTATGATTACCATTATCACCGGCAAGCCCGGGGCTGGCAAAACTCTGTTTATGACTTACAAAGCCTTGGAAGTCTGGCTGAAAGGCCAAGATGTTTATGCCAATTGGAAGCTGGATTTTTCCGCTTTCGCCAAGCAGAAAAAAATTACCAAAAACAAATTAGGCAAAGTCTATTTTTGGTCGGAAATTCCCGAACTGCTGACAATCAAAGGCGGGCAAATTTTCATTGATGAAGCGCAGGGGTATTTTGACAGCCGAGAATGGCAAGAAATGCCACCGTCCGCAAAACAAAAATTTTCCGCCCACCGCCACGATGTCAAAAAAGGCAAAAACGGCAAAATTATTCCCTTGGATATTTGGGCGGGCGTTCAACACGCCTCCAACATAGACAAGAGAATCAGGGACTTGGGACAGCACTTTATTGAGATAAAAAATATTTTGGGACTGTTGTTTGTGGCTCTTTATTTTGAAATGCGGGATTTGAAAGACGACCGGCTCAAGCGTGTGGCTCTCGGCCGTAAATTCTTTTTACTCAACAAACTCAAGGCTGGTTGCTATAACACGCACGAAGCCGTCAACTTCATTGAATATCCCGAGTTTCCTTACCATAGGGACTATGATCAAGAGTTTTCCAATAATAATTCTGGCTTGATTCCCGACTACCCGGGTGTTCCTCCTTACGCCAAACAAAGCAAAGGGAACACGCAAAAAAGAGGGCGGAACCTCTAGGATTCCGCCCTCTCAAGCTTAGGCCTTTTCGACCTGCAGGAAATAGAAAAGATTAATGCTTTTCGGATATTTCCGCACGACCGCGCCTTCTTTATCTTTTTGATTAACAACGATAAAGGACTTAAGCGCTTTTTCGCCCGTTTTGACACGATAGCCGTTTTCCGACCACCGACTCAAAGGCAAACAATTGCTCTTAGGGTCGTAATTCTTAGCTTCGTCCTCACCCCAGCGGGCAAGAATCTGTTTGCGGACAATGTCGGAAGTAGCTTCCGAACCGGTCCAGCTAGATTGGATTTTGTTATCCATATAATAAAATTCACGGCCGGATTATTAAGAATCCGCTGGCAGGCCGTTTATTGCCGAATCGGACAAGACAAAGGAAAGCGACTGATAGCTTGCCCGAGTCAAGGTGGAGGCTCTGCACTACCTTTAATCGGGAAAAGCTGGCGCTAAAATGAATTGTCCTGATGCGACAAAATAAAATTTAGTCTTTAAAAATCTCTTTTTTGGCCGACATTTTTTTTCGGCGGTTGTCCAACGCCGAAAAAAATGTCGGCAAATGAGATTTAAGACAAAACAATTTGCTCTCTTAACTTGATTATAACCACACATCTAACGAAAAATTGTTATGGCTTACCCTTACAGTCTCAAAACTGTGGTGTCGGGCAAGCAAGTTGAAGTATTTGAATACCAAAAAAATATCTGGCGGGATTATGAAGCCAACGACAAAGAAAACGACAAAGAGCCAAAACAATTAAATATTTTTCAACAATTAGCGATTAAAAAACAAAAGGCGTTATTTTCACTCAATCGGACTAAAACCCAAATTCGCCGATTAACGAACGCCAACCCGCAATTAACCAAATTTATGACTTTGACTTTTGCCGAGAATATCACGGACTTAAAAGAGGCTAACTATATTTTTAACCAATTCATTAAGCGTATTTCCTACAAATACGGTGATTTTGAATATCTGGCCGTGCCGGAATTTCAAAAGCGAGGCGCGGTTCATTATCACTTGCTCTGCCAATTGCCTTTTACCAAAGTCGCCGAACTGCAAGAGATTTGGGGACAGGGATTTATAAAAATAAATAAGATAGACGATGTTAACAATGTCGGGGCTTATGTTTCCAAATATTTAACCAAGGATATGTTTGACGAACGGACTTTCGGCAAGAAGAAGTTTTTTCGTTCGCAGTCGTTGTCGGAGTCAATCGAACTCTTGGGCTACTTGGCAACAAAATTCATTGAAAAATTTTTGGCTAAGTTAAAGCCGGTCTTTGAAAAAACTTTTGAGTCGGAGTGGGTCGGCCAAGTGAAATACAAAGCTTATTCGCTTGATTTTATTCCGTTTGCGAAAGGCGTGTTTGAGCGAGCCGTTTTATTCAAACCGATATGA